TAACTTTAAAATCGTGGTTCTCAATTCTTCATCTAAATCGCTAAAAAATAAATCATCTTTACGATGAGATATTTTACGCGTTTCATTATTGGATGCAAATCCTACTCTCTTCTTTTTTGTTGGACTTCTTTTCTTTTCTTTTATTGGACTAGGTGTCTTTTCTTTTATTGGACTAGGTGTCTTTTCTTTTATTGGACTAGGTGTCTTAGGTTTATTCTTACGAGTTCGTTCTTTGCGTGTACATTTACCATCTACACAATTATCATTTACACAATCTTTATTTGTTACACAATCTACTCCAATTTTGGATTTAGGCATAACTATATATATGGTTTATATTTGATTTTTTGAAATTTACAATTGAATAGTTCTCATATTTGGTGGTTTATACTCCATTTCTAAAAACTCAAATATACTTTCTTCACTAGGAAACTCTCGCTCCAATCTCTCACCCTTCTTTTTATTTTCTATTTTTGAGAACCCATATTCATTCAAAGTATAACCCATTTTCAATGCCTGTTCTCTCATTTTAATATTGAATTCTTTTGAACCAGTGAAATATAATATAGCAAAGTAGAACTCATCTTTACTCGTACATAAGAAATCCACCCGTCTTGCAACAGAACGATTATTTAGTTTTGTTATCACTAAACACTTTTTGGGACCTCGTGAGAGAACCTCTAGTATAATCTTTTTCTCAATCAAGCTATTTATGAAATTATCAAACATCTCTTTATTACATGTCAATATAACGTCTATATCACCCGACGTTTCTGCACCACGACGATAACTCCCTACAATCTCCAAGTTCTCTTTTTGTGGAAATATTTTCAGGAATATTTTTTCATAAGCTTGTATTTCTTTTCGCGGTATTCTTTCCAAAATATCCTCATAATATTGAAGACCGATTTTCTGTTTATTATTTAGTAAATGTTGTTGGGTTCTCAATTGGTCTATTGAAATTATATTTTGTTCTACTAATTCTTCGGCCTTCTTTTCACCAATACCATACACATCTAAGAACGCGGATATAGCATACTTTCTATTTAATAAATCCTGATTTTGCACCAACAAATCATCATTATTGGTCGTATCAAAATTTGACAATTTTTCATATATGGTTTTGCCTATAGTAGGAACACCCTTCAAAGATTCCAGCGTGACTGGACTAGGACGATTCATAATGGTTTCTTTAGCATTAGAATAGGCTTTACTACGCATGAAATCCTTCTTCTTCCGCATAATATATGACAAATCATCCAAAAACTGCACGAAATCTTGTTTTCTATCCATAGTATTATTTACAGAAGGTAGTATAATAGTTGTCAAATCGCCATTTTTCATTTCAATTTTTTCTATGGTTCTCTTATTTTGTCGTTTTTTCATAGTAATTCTTCTTTTAGGATTAGTTTTTTTCATGGAAGGAGACATATATAATTATAATATAATTTCTATTTATAAAGTATATTATGGCAAAATTGATGAAACTAAATGTTGAACCATTGGAGGCAATATTATTGATATTGTTTATTTTGTATTTGATTTTTAATGTTGAAACACCACGTGTATTAGCCCCATATATCAATGATCCTGTTGGTATGGTTGTTATTATTGTTGGTGTATTGTATTTATTGTATTATTGCCATCCTATTTTAGGTATTTTAGGCATTTTTGTTGCATATGAACTTATGCGTCGTAGTTGTCCACATAAAATTAAGCATGTTAGATTTAACGAAAATACTGAATCTAAGAAGAAGCAACATATGAAAAAAATGAATCCACCTAAGGAAACCACATTGGAAGAACGTGTCGTTGCTAAAATGGCACCAGTGCGAAAGCAGGCTGCATATATGATGACAAGCTTCAAACCTGTAAATGAAGATGTCCATAATGCTATGAGAATTAATTAAATAGATTAATTATACTTTGTAAATAATCTATCTAAGACCCTAATTGCAGTTGTACCATTTATATTATTGGTATTGATATATTTATTTGAGTCGTCTGTATAAATATTCGTTATGAAAAGAAAAGTTCTAATAGTTTATTACTTATATAACCTCCTATCAAGATTTCTCCTTTGGGTATAAAATGTAAATCCTGTTTTTTTTGTATTAAATTTTGAAGAGGTTTAATTAATGTATAAATATCTAATAAATGAATTTCCAAATTTTTCATTACAAGTTCAATAGATTTATTTCTATTGATTACAGATTCATTTATTACCAATTGTTCTTTTGTGTTTGGGCCTCTGATACTATTTGATTGATTTTGTGGCATATCATCTGGTATTGGAGTACAATTACACCATAAAATTTTGGGTATTACCTTTTTAATTCTATTTGCAAGTATTGATGTAAGTTCTTGATGTTCTACTTCGGTAACTCTTTGTGGAAAGCCATGCATACCATCAAACCAGAAAATACAATAATAATGTTTCCATTCTTCTAATTTCCAATCTTTTAACCAACTATCAATATTTTTACAATGATGTGGTTGTTGTAAAAAATTAACGTTTGCAATATTATTAAATTTATTGCGTATGAATGATATACAATAATTTCCAATTATTGAATCTCCTACAATAAGTATTACAGGTAAATCACTATGTATTTTGTCACTAGGTTGTTTCAATGAAGGTTCATAACCTGAGAATCGCCCTGCAAATCCATTTTTTTTATTTTCTAAATCGCCAGGACTTTGACCATAAAATGTATTCGTCCATTGAATATGTGGATGTATAGTATTCATAATATGATAATAAAATAATATTCTTTATCTTATTATTACAATAATTAAATTAGTTATATTATTATTCCTGTAGTATTTGTTGTTTGCGTTGATTTTTTGAACATATTACTAAAAGTGCTCTTAATCATACTTCTAAATTTATCCTGCACATTCCCATTCTCCTTCTCGCCTGTCTCAACTTCACTTTCTTTTGCATGTGCGTCTTCTCTATTCTTATTTGCAGCTTCTTCTTATACTCTTCTACTTCTACTTCTACTTCTTCTTTTTCTTCTTTCTTCTTTCTTCTGATTCTTATTTGCATCAGCAGCATTACTAGGAGTAACAGCAACAGAGACAGGAGGAACAGCAGCAATGGTAGTGGAAGTGGAAGTGGTAGTAGTATTATTATTACCTTTATTTGTTAATGAAACATTACTAACCATACTATTCATATTTAACTAATCGGCATAACGCCTAATGCAAAAAATAATCCTGCAAAAACCATAAATGAAATGGCTCCTTGTTTCTCTTCTAGAGAAGGATTTTTAGAACCATATCCACCACCTAATCCTAAAAACATACCAGCTATTATCAATAACACTAATCTAATAATTATTGAGTTATCGGAACACCATTTGTAATATTCTTCTTTTATAAACCCATTATTCAAAATATAATTTTGTGAAGCATACCAAAGTCCTGCACACACAACAAATGACAACGTTAATGCAGTGTATATATGCTTTTCCATATTTTCATCCGGCCTCCAATCATCTTCTTCTATAACTCCATCTGTTTCTGTACATATCATCTCTTGTTCACCTTTTATATGGATGGATTTGCTAGTACCATCATGTGTAAACATTTTCAAAGTACTTTTGTCATTAGCATCAACAGTATCAGTACTATGTTTATTAGCATCCATACCTTCAACAATGTGTTGATTCATTTTGGTTTGTATCAACAATGGTGTTTGAAAATAATAATGGTTCTCATTTTTATGACTTCCATAAGTAACATTATCATTTTCCAATAATTCATTCAAATTAATTTCCAATTCTTGTTTCATTGAACTGCGCAATAAAGTATCAATAATATTAGGTTCACTGAAACCATTATATACCAATGGTATATGTAAATACACTGGGTTCTCATAATTCACAATATTTTTACACAATATAACAATTTCCGGATTTGGCGTTTTCTTAACAACCAATTTCTCACATACAAATGGTGTCATGTCTCCATTTTCAATCACCATTACATTGGGCTCATTTATCTTACCTTTATATAAATAGGACATCTCATTTATTGTTTCTTCCAAAGGTATGACTAAAATATTATACAAATTAAATTTCAATTCCTTGTTTGGATCCATATATAGTATATACTTATTTTATACATATTATATTAGATATTATTCTATATAATCAAAACGGTAAATAATGAAAACTACCTGTTTCATAAACAGTTGCGTTAAAGTTCTCTTTATACCCCTCAACATATACTGTGTCACCATTCATAATAGGATCGCAACCATATTCACCAGAACAACTTCTCCCATTTACTTTCACAGGTAACTTCGTATTGAGAGAACCCGTGTTGGAAATCGTATAATATTGCCATTTATCGCGACCGCTCATATGCAGCCGTCCCATCAAAGGCAATATCAAATTATCACCATTATTACTTGTTAATATACCCATTTGATTATATGCGGAATTCACTCTACGAGTTTCAATATTAACAGGAATACCGCGAATATCACCACTATCACTTCTAAAATAGGCATCATGTTTAATGGGTGGTGCATATGGGTCATTGAATACATCATGACGTGTGGATATACTACGCAATGGGTCATGTTCGTGGACGATTTGTTTGGATACTACGAGTTGTTTATTTATAGAAATATTGGAATATAATAAATACAATATGATAGCACCAAAAACAAACAATAAAAATAATGTCATGTTTTCAATGCAAAAAACTCCAGGCGGACATTTCTTTGGCATATTTATATACTATGTACATATAAATATGAAATTACAGGGGGTATTAAAGCGGAACAGGCACAATCATTTCTTTAATTACACTTTTTACAAATTCTTGTGCATTGCCAAATTTCAAATTTGGTAATGGAAATGGCCCCGGATTACAACTATAACATTTTTCCAATACTTCATCAGAATAACGAAACAAATGAAAATTCACAAGACTATAAATAAAACAATCTACATCATTGACTCCACTCCAAAAATCGCGCTCTACACATTCCATATCATAAATACCAATATATGTAAATAACCAAATGAAAAATCTAAATGGCAAATAAATAATTTGTCCAATGATCTCTAAAAAGTACCAAAAGAAACATTGTCTAAAATTCGCGAACCATGTCAACGAACATTTTACTGTTTTAAATAACCATGCAATAACCTTACCTAAATATCCAAAAACAGCACTCACAAATATAATGACATATTTTAATATTTTTAACAATCCCATATTTTGTTTCACTTTTGAAAATTGATCACGCATTTTATTTGTCAATGTTATTCGTGTCCTGTCTAATTTACTTGCTATAGAATTTGCAGTACGATTCGCCTGTGATGCTAGTGCATTGGCTGAACGCTGTGCTCCTGCTGCTGCCGCGGTTATAGAATCAGTCGCTGTTTCCGCAACAAATTCTCCTGCACTTTGAGCTTGTTCAATTCCCGAGGTTGCAACTGTTGCGCCTACACTCATTTGACCTGCGGCTGCTGACGCAGCAGTACCTGCTGCAATACCTCCAATTGTTAATCCTGTTTGTGCAGCAGCTGCGCCTGTTACAACTGCTTGATTTGCGGCACCTAATGCCAAACTAATTGGTGCTGGTGTACCTGCCATAATAATAATCTAATATAACAAGATATTATATTAAATTAGAAAAATCTATTTACCCGGTATATAAGGTTTTTTACGAACAATTGTCATAATTCTGTAACCCAAAAATATGATGTTAGTCTTTTGGGTCAGATATTTCATTATATATTAGTGAATCATTAAAATTATTTACATTTCCATATTAATTCTATTTTTATAATTAATTTTTATCTAAAGTCTGGAAATTTTGCATAAATGATTCTGCTTGTTGTAACATAGGTTCTAATTTGTTCATATTCTCAATTAATTGATTTTGTGATTCAATTAGACCATCTGTTTTTGTTTCTAAAGCATTCAATCCTTCTCTTTTTGGCATAGAATGTGTGTTAAATTCCTTGAAACCAACGAGGTTACTTTTTTTTGGTTTTTTTGGTATTATTGGTTTTTTTGGTATTATTGGTTTTTTTGGTATTATTGGTTTTTTTGTTTTTTTTGGTATTGCTCTACCACCCGTAGCACCTTCCCTGCCTTCAAATGTGTCTTTACCACATTTCTTCTCCGCAATATTCAACAATCCTTCAAATAATTGTTCTTCATCGCTATTCAAGTCATTGGGTTTTTCTTCCTTTCCTTCCACAATATTTTCGAAGTGTTCTTTTTCCTCATTGCTCAATTGTTCATAATATCCTTCCAAGTCCACATTATTCAACATATCCTCGTTTTCCATTCCTTCCTTGCGTATCTTAGAACCATATTTCAACACGTTCGTTAATATCATGGCACTAGTAAGAATGACAATCATATTTTTTGAGAAAAAGGATGTAATTAAACCAATCAATATAAACATAACGGCAAATGCAAATTCACCAGCCATTAGAAACAACAATAAATCACTTATTGATAGAAACAAAATAACATACAACAAATATTTATTGTTTAGTAATTTGAAGTTTGAGTTTTTCATACTCAATTGTGATTTTTTTATCATGGAACCAAGTACAGACTTTGGCATTATATAGTGTAAATATATTTAAAAAATCACTTAAATCTTTATTAATATTTTCATACAAGAAATTCTATCACTATATATTACTTTAGTGAAAATATGTCCGCTAACACTGATGAACCCATTTTACAAGAAAGCACCGACCGCTACACCATGTTTCCTATTAAATACGATGATATTTATCAAATTTACAAACGTCAGGTTGATTCTTTCTGGCGACCCGAAGAAGTTGATTTATCCAAAGATTTGAATGACTGGGCAGGTCTCAATAACGACGAAAAACACTTTATTAGTATGGTACTCGCATTTTTCGCCGCATCAGACGGCATTGTAATGGAAAATCTAAATGTGAATTTTGGTCAAGAAGTTCAAGTCGCAGAGGCTCGTGCTTTCTATAGTTTCCAAGCCGCAATGGAGTCCATTCATTCAGAGATGTACTCCATATTAATTGACACATACATTAAAGACAGCACACAGAAAAATAAACTCTTCAAATCATTGGAAAATTATCCTTGTATTAGTAAGAAAGCACAATGGGCGCAAAAATGGATGGGCGATAAACGAAGCACATTTGCATCAAGACTTATTGCATTCGCATGTGTAGAGGGCATATTTTTCAGCAGTAGTTTTGCCTCTATTTATTGGATTAAAAAACGCGGGCTCATGCCTGGACTCACTTTGTCCAATGAATTTATTTCTCGTGACGAGGCACTTCATACTGAATTCGCAATATTATTATATAGTAAATTAAATAAGAAAGTAAACAAAAAACGTGTCATGGAAATCATAAAAGAAGCAACTGAAATTGAAAAGGAATTTATAACAGAAGCATTGCCATGTAGATTGATTGGTATGAATGCGAAACTCATGAGCCAATATATTGAATTTGTAGCAGATCGTTTAAGTCTACAATTAGGTTATGATAAAATATATAATTCACAGAATCCATTCGATTTTATGGAACTTATTAGTGTTGAAACAAAGACAAATTTCTTTGAACGCACTAATTCCGAATATGCTTTATCTAATTGCACAAAAACTGGTGATATTTTCAATATGGATGCAGAGTTTTAAACCCTTGAAGATTTAAACCCTTGAAGATTTAAAATGGGACATTTTCAATCGTTTAAGGGTCAGATATC